TTAAAGGAAACTAATTTATATGTCCCATTAAATGCTGGATCAGTTTCTGACATAAGTGAGATAAGCTGACAAACTAACAGGCGTGGCTCGAAAATCATGTCAAAGTCAATTATGGTATCTTGTCTCACCGGCGTATCTAATAACCCTGTAGAGATATTGATCACCTTAATTGCACCGGCCAACGCTTCATCATCGGCCAAAACATTGACGATGCCATTATCTATGAACCAATTACAGCCAAAGTTTTCATTTAATACATCGGCAATCTTCCCATGTACCGTATGGCCGCGCAGGGTTTTCTTATCCGCGGGGAGCAAATTAGGCGATAATTTCCCCGTTTTTATGTCTTGCATGAGTTCTAAAACCTTTTCCATGCTCGACCGCCATTGCTCACCTTTAATAAATTCCTTTTCAATTCGCGAATTGGCGAGGGCAAACCCACCGTCGTAACACTCAATCGTCGTTATCCAATCGGTGCCAACACGTTCGCTGAACGCATATTTAATGCTTCCGCGGAAGATCATCGGAAGATCGTTTAAATCATAGTGAACCGATTTATATCCGGCCTTTAGTGCAACTTCTTGCCGCCGGTCTAATAAGGATATATCGAACCGGATAAGATCACGGATATGGCGCGGAAGATTATAGATTTTGAATTGAGCGACGTTCGCGTCCGGCATCGAGTGCCGCTGAATCATGAATTGCAAGGTGAACGGAAGCTGCACAGTGATATTGCCACCATCCCTTGTCGAAATTCTCATGTCGTATATACGCCCAAACTTATCCATTATGCGCCCGTATAAAATTGCCGTATCTCGTCACACTCCTCTTGAGTGAGGGTGTATAAGGTTGATATTTTTTCTGCAAAGTCATCAATCAGTGACGGCCCTATCTTATTTGTCGAATAGCAAGCAAGGCCGAAGGGAAGCTTCGAGGAGAACTGTGCGAGAAGATTCACGTTATTTACGATCTTAATCCCATGAAACGTGTAGTCCTTGTAGATCATCGTTTCGATAATCCATGCGGCCTGCTGCTCATGAAATTTAATCCAAAGCTCCAGCGGCTCACCATTCGGTAAGTACGGTTGCTGGTATTGATATGGATCGTTGGTTAGTGATACTTCAAACATTATGCGCTCCACGCCGATTTAGCAGAATCCCAAAGATTAGAAGCATATTTACTAACTTTATCCTTCCAACTTTCTTTGGCCGCGGTAGGTACCGAAGCACCTAAATTCTTCACGTCTCCGGCCTGCGTACCATTACGGCCGTCCCGTACTGTGTAATATGCATTAACAAATCTTAGTTGCTTAAAGGTGACGGTGAAGTTCGTAATATTTTCTGTTTCGCCCGTCTGAAACGCCTGGAACTTTTCAATGATGCAATTATCATATTGCGCCCAAGGCGTATTAACTTTGAACAAAGTTCTTTCTAAGAAGTACATTCTAAATTGTTCAAAGATGGCCTGTTGCTTAGTTTTCTTTTCAACATCCTTGCCATTAATCATGTCCCACGCGGAACCGATGGCGTCTTTGGCCTTCTTGGCCACTGCTACCGTTTGCTTCAACGTGTTTAAAACTTGCGTGGCCGTTTCAGTTACTTTAGGGAGATATTGACTAACTTGGGTTAGCTTTTCTTGAATCAAGTGATCTAATTCGCCAAGTTCACCGTCAATCTTTGTCGTTACTTCACCAACGAAGGCGGAAGTAGTAATGATCGCTGGATGCAACGCCACGTGATCTTGAATCGCTTCATTATTTTCTAGGTAATGATCGGTGGCATCTGCTTGTAGCGTGATGCTATTTTCATCTTCGATGGTAAAGTAAAGGGTCTCTTCCAGCGGTAACGTAAAGCTAAAGTTGCTCCGCTGGGGAATATAGCCATATTTCTGCTTTGGTGTTGCAGAGATAAGGTTAGAAAATGTTCCTACGGCCGATTTAGCAGAAGCTAATGCCGAAGAATGAATTGCCATTTCTTAGCTCCCCGTGACGGCATAACTCGTTCCCATTGCCGCCTTATTAATTTGGGCCTGCATCCCGTCTATTCCGGCCTTCACGCCGTCTTGCGCTGCTTGCCGAATTTGTTGCGGATTATCTCTGGAATTAGTGAAGTTATTGGTCTGATTAACGGTAACTTTAGCGTTACCGCGAGTAGCATTTCCGGTGGCCATACGAGCATTAGTCATCTCTGCGGCCCATTGCCGGCGTAAGCGATAATTCTTTATGTCGGTTTGTGCGTTGGCCCCACGTACAGCGGACATATCTACTTTATTTGTGCTAAAAGAACGGCCTTGTTCTTCAAGTTCTTTGCGCTTCTTTAAATATACAGGGTTTTTCCGAAGCAAAGCTTGCCGTCGCTTGTAAGCATTTACCTGGTCTTCCGAGACGATGGAGTTAAGATCAAGTTCATTTAATGCTTGGCCGCTGACAATATCTTCGGCATTACGCATCGTATTTCGTTTAGTCTGTTCTTGGCCAGTAGGGTCTGCAAAGGTGGCCGTCCACCAGCTATCAAATCCTTCTCCAATATCGCCAAACACGCTGTCTGCATCATCGAGCCATTTACTAAAGCTATCAGTGAAAGTGTTAAGGCCTTTCAGGAAATCCGTTACCGGCCGTGACATAAACACGGCGGCGAATTTATTTACTACGTTGGAGAAGTTCGCGGTGAACTTGTGCCATTCCCCGCCCATTTCTTTTAAATCGCCAATATGTTGATTAGAAAGAAAGTTCGTTTGATTCATCGACCGCAGGTTGAAGGAACCTTTCATCAAGGCGGCGATCATGCGGTCGCTAAGACCAAACGATTCTAAGACGAGACGTTTCCGCATCCCATTGATTCGCGGGTCAGTTGCATATTGTTGCAACTTGCGGAACATATAGACAGTATCGCGGATACGATCATAATCAAGATTAGTGTTGGCCGCTAATTCGTTAATCCATTCCGGCCCTTCACCTTTGATGGAGAATTGATCCATCTGCTTCTGTAAGGAACTTAAGGTGGCCATCGTCTCTTCAGACTTGATACCTACCATTTCCCCTGCATAAGCAAATTTCTGAAACGTTTGGGTGGCGATTCCGGTGCGGGTACTAAGCAGCGACATGGAAAGGCCAAAGTCACCCGCGTCTTGTGCGATCTTCTTAAATGCGAGGAACCCGCCCGTAGATAACCCGAGCCGCTTGAGCATTTGGCCAAAGCTCCGCACGTCGGAACGGACAGAACTTAGTTCCTTCCTGGCCTCCTTGGCCCCGCTAACTAATATGCGGATAAGTAATTCTTCGCTGCCCTGATCGCTCATTTCTTTTCTCTGTTCAACTCGCCGTAGGCCTTCACGTACTCGCTCAAAAAACTTTCAAAATGCAAGGCCTGCGTTACTTCGTGCATCGTCATGTTCTGCACTTCAAAATAATTTCCGTAGCCACCCTTCACTAACCGAAAGAAAATTACTCGGTCGTCGTCTCCGTTTCTGTCGTTGTGTTGGGTGACTTTTGGATATTTCTCAGCATCATGGCCGTATCCTTCACCCACTTCCAAGATAGGCCTTTGGTAAAAGGGAGGACGTTTGCCTTAATCATCTCCGCAAGCACGGGTAAATAATCTTGGCGGGCGTCCTCCGCTTCAAATGTGCCGTCGTCAATTTTGACGCCGGTGTATAAACACCGTCTCATGCAAGGCCATGCGGCCGCTTCAATGCGTGTCGAGCCAACGGCCATACAAAGTAAATCTTTTATTAGGTCAAGGTCATTTTGCCATGGGCCGCCTAATTTAATTTCTGCTAATTCATTAGCACAGACTTTTAGTAGCCGATTTGCCTCGGAAAAAGGTGCTTCATTCACCTTTAGCTTTGCACCCGACGGAAGACTGATTTCATATCCCATAATCCACCTCGCTTAGTTACTAACCAATCGTGCGAACAACCTTCGCGAATTTGAAACGCCACACGGAACTCCCTTGCTCCGTATCGCCTTCCACGTTCGAGGTCACGTCCACGGCCCTAGCGAAAATCCCACCACTGAGCGTGTAACTATCATTCGACGTTCCGCCCGAACCATCGCCAATCTTCTTGACTAGCACGCCGGTCATCAGCGTGAAGCCCACAAAATTGGTCGATTGTTGGGCATAAAGTCCGTTAAGGAATTTGTCATCATTCGAGCCACGAATGACCCGTAACTCTAACGATGCTTGCGCCCCGGGAGCGTTATAAGCAAAGATAGCGTTCTGGTCTTTCCCAACTTGAATATTAGCGGCGTCGTTCTCGAACGTTAGCGTCCCAACGGTCGCCGTAGATAAATCGGTGAACACACGGTCATTGATAATGATGGTGTCCGAACCGACGAGAGATAGGGTTGCCATTATTATTTCCTCCTATATTATGCATTGACGTAAATTAGGATCGAGGCACCATGTACGGCCCCGCTTTCTTTCAAAGCGATTTGGCATAACGGTAATTTTCTGCTCGCCCGTTCCGCCGCCGATTGATTTGCCAGCGGCGTGTGATAGACGTAATAGCCGACTTCTTTAATATTCTGTTTAAAAGTAGTCGGGTCGCCGAAGGTGTCAGGAATCGTCCATTCACCAGGAGCAGCGTAAGCATTGATTACGGCCTGCGCACATACTTTGCGGCACACGTTATCTAAACCGTCCGCGCCCGCTTCAGTTTGCGGAACTTTATTGCTCGTCATGGCCAAGTAATTGAAAGCATCGATTTCTAACTTGCGGCAGAACCAGATGAGGTTATGCACTTGATCGAAATATTTATTGGCCCCGAAAGAAAGAACTTTTGATAAACCTTCAATCGAGCAGTAAATATCTGCACCGGCCGCTTCCGCTTTATTTTTCAGCGTCTGAGTTATCGTCGTATCAACCGGCACCGTAGCAAGGTCTTTTAAGTTCATGGTCAGCGTGGTGTTGCTGCCCGAGAAGTTCACGCATTGGCCGCGCGAAGCATAGGCCGCAGCGAAAAGTAAAGCACCTTCTTCGCTTAATCCATAGTAGAGACCGCGCGTTCTGCTGTAAGACCCCGACCGGAGTAAATCTAATTTACCGCCAACTTCAATATCGGCCGCATCGGTACCAGGGAAATACCCAATCTTGTATTCCGGTTGAATCGTGGCCGCAGCGGCCAATAATTCCGTTTGACTTAAGATGTGGGTAGTTAAGATCCCAACATATTGGAATAAAGCTTTTGTTCTAACGATAGCATCAGAAATTGTTTCCACCGGAGAAACGGTAGAAGTCAGCGTAACGGCCGCGCTATCGGCGGTGAGCGTGTTGCTCGATTCGGCCAAAGAAGGATTTAAATCACCGGGCGTGGTGACGGTGAAGCCATCAGCAAAGCTCCCAGCAACCGTCGCTTTCGCTAACGCCGGGATGGCCCTTAAGGCCGCCTGCACCGCATCCGCATCTGCATCATAATCAATATCGCCCGAAACATGAGTAGTATCCGTGCCATAATGTAAGGTTAATTTACCGGCATCAGGGGCCGCACTAAAAGTAATTTTCACGCTCGAAGGATTGAGCGGAACTACGGCCAAGTAACCATTGGCCGATAAAATGTTGGGCGATTGCGCGAAAATCGCGTTCGCTTCTTTGGTCGTGATGGAGGCCGTGCCGAAATCTTCGGCAACTTCCGTAGAAGTCAAATAGATTTTGTACGGATCAGAACCGAAAGATTCGCCCGGAACTTCGTGGGTAAAGATGGAAGGT